TTGGCCATTCTTGTCACCGGCGCGGCCGGGTTCATCGGCTCTCATGTTTGCCAGCGTCTGCTTGGCAGGGGCGACGAAGTGATCGGCATTGATAATTTGAATGCCTATTACGATCCGGCCCTGAAACGGGCGCGGTTGGCCGGACTGTCCGGCAAGCCGGGCTTTACCTTCCAAGAGGCCGATATCGCCGAGGAGGGCGCCGTCGCCAAGCTGTGCAGTGGGCGCGGCATTACCGGCGTCGTTCATCTCGCGGCTCAGGCAGGGGTGCGTTATTCTCTGGAAAACCCTCGCGCCTATGTGCGCTCCAATGTCGCCGGGCACTTGGAAATTCTCGAATTCTGCCGATCAGAATCAGGCCTCAAACATCTGGTCTATGCGTCGTCGAGTTCGGTCTATGGCGGCAACCGCAAGGTGCCGTTCGCGGAGGATGACCGCGTCGATCACCCGGTTTCACTCTATGCCGCGACCAAGAAGGCCGACGAGTTGATGAGCCATACCTATGCGCATCTGTTCAACATTCCGCAGACGGGCCTGCGCTTCTTTACCGTCTACGGGCCATGGGGGCGGCCCGATATGGCTTACTGGATGTTCACAGAGGCGATGCTGGCCGGCAAATCGATCCGTGTCTTCAACCGGGGCGAGATGTGGCGGGATTTCACCTATATCGATGACATCGTCGATGGCGTTGTGGCCGTGCTCGACCGCCCGCCGACGGATGCCACACCGCCCTGCCGCATCTATAATATCGGCAACAACAACCCGGTGCGGCTTGGCGATTTCATCGATGTGCTGGAAAAGCTGCTCGGGGTTGAGGCGCAGCGGCGCTATGAGCCGATGCCGGCAAGCGATGTGGAGCGCACCTTTGCCGACATGACCGCGCTGGAGAAGGATTTCGGCTTCCGCCCGCGCGTTTCCATCGAGGACGGGCTGAAGCGCTTCGTCGATTGGTATCGATCTGATTGGAAGACTTGAGCCCTTCGCGGCTGCGTTCACGATCAGCCACTGTGTAGTGGCACGTTCTCAGAAGCATGGCTGGGGCGCCAGGACAGTAATCCAACCTCTTTTAAGCGATTGATTTCCAAATAAGATATTGCATTTATTGACCTTTTCGGAATAAGACTGACCTAGAATGCTGACCTAAGTTGCAGGGGTTTCTAGGGCAAAATGACCTCACATATCAAACGGCGCGGCTCGACCTATTACGCGCAAATTGCCGTCCCGCTGGACGTTCAAACCATCCTTGGCCGCAAGACCATGGACCGGTCTTTGCGCACCAAAGACCCGCAAGAGGCAAAGCGCCTGTTGCCGGACGTGCTGAAGGAATGGCATCGGCTGTTCGATGATGCGAAGCGCGGTATTACCATCGTCAAGGAACAGCGCCGGCCGCTCACCAATGCGCAGATGGCAGCGAGGGTCTATAAATCCGAAACCGCCCTCGACGCTGAATTGCGCAAGCAGGATCACCGTTACGCCATCGCGGAAATCGATGCTGATGAGGCCCGGCGCTTCCGCGATGGCTTCGCCGGCCGGCTATCCAACGATGAACTCGCCGAACTTGTTGGCGACCGTATAGAGCGCTTCAGGACGGTAGGGCATCACGACTACGCCCCGAACAGCCCGGAATGGCGGGCGCTCGCACAAGACCTATGTGCAGCCCGCTATGAAGCCATGGCACGGGAAGCAGAACGAGCCGAAGGTGATTTCAACGGGAAGCCGTCACACCCGACGATTGCCAGCGCCACGCCCGAACCTGAAAAGGCACCGAAGGGCGAAACGATCATCGATCTTTACGACCGCTATGCGCGTGAGAATGCCAAGGGCATTAGCGCCGACACGCTGACACAGGCCCGGCGCGACGTGAAGCTATTCGCCGACACCATCGGCAACATACCGCCGGGAAAGATTACCGGCCGGCATGTCGGCGAGTGGAAAGACCTGCTTATGCAATACCCGGTGAAGGCAGCGGAGATAGCGGCTTTCCGTGGCATGACCATGCGCCAGACCATTAAGAAAAACGAGACGGTGAAGAAACCGACGATTAGCGACCGCACTGTCAACCGATACCTTTCGGCCGTTGGCGCGTTTTGTGATTGGCTTGTGCTTCGCGGATATCTTGAGCGGAACCCTGTTACCGGCTTGCATCAATCCATCGATAAGACCAAGCGCAGCACGGTTCCTTTCACGACCGATCAGCTAAACACGCTGTTCGCCTCGCCGCTGTTCACCGGATGCCAGAATGATGACGATTGGCATAAGCCCGGCAATCACATGATCCGCGATCATCGTTTCTGGATTCCGCTTGTCATGCTGTTTTCTGGTGCGAGGCCCGGCGAGATTGCACAGCTTGCCGTTTCCGATGTTCGACAAGAGCACGGTATTTGGATCATGCACATTACGGAGGAAGGCGACGGCGACAAGAGCGTGAAAACCAAAGGCTCTATGCGCGTCGTGCCTATCCATCCTGAATTGGTTCGGCTCGGCTTCTTGAAGTATCACGCGGCTATAAAGGAAGCTGGCGAGACTCGCTTTTTCCCGAACGCGACCAGAAACAAGCGCGGGCAAATGGTGGCGGATTTCTCCCGCGACTTTGGCCGCTACCTGACAAGGATCAAGATCAAGAGCGGGCGCGGTGTATCGCTTTACAGCTTCCGCCATGGTGCTGCCGACGCATTGCGCAGGGCAGGGCACTTAGATGAACAGTTCGGGTTTATCCTTGGCCATACAAGTCACACAATGACCGGCCGTTATGGTGTTCTGCCTCAAGGCATGTTGCAACAGCGCGTCGATTTGGTGAACTCAATCGCCTATCCCGGCCTTAAAATAGATCATCTTGCAGATTGAGCGGTTTAGGTGAAGTTTTACTTGTCGTATTGTTCACGATGACGAAACGATTACTGATATTTATTCAATAAAATTGAAAGATAAGTGTTGACGCGAAGAATCGCCTCATGAGACAATTTTCCTATTCGAGTAATCGAGTAGGGTGTTTTGAGCATATTCCGTTCTGTAAAAGCGTTGATTGGTGGCGTTGTCGAAAAGAAATCGGCATCGCTCACCGATCCTGCAATTCTCGAAATCTTTGGTTCGGTTCCAACCGCTTCCGGCGTTTCTGTCACAGCAAGCAACGCGCTTCGAGTCCCGGCCGTTCTGCAGGCCGTGCGCCTTATTTCCGAAACTGTCGGCTCGCTCCCCTGCAAACTCTATTCAGATTCAGACGGCGACAAGGAAGCCGCGAAGACGCACCCCGGCTATAAACTTGTTCATGATCGTGCGAACGAATGGACCAGCGCCGGGCACCTTCGCGCCGAACTCACCGCCGACGCCCTTTTGCACGGTGCTGGTTATGCGGTTGTAGATCGTGCCAGCGACGGCCGGCCGATCTTCCTTCGCCGACTGCCACCCGGCACCGTTCAACGGCAGTTCGAGGATAGCGGCGAGCCGTTCTATTTGGTGACGGACAAGAACCGCAAACAGGTTCGATTGTCCTTCCGCGATGTTCTTTACCTGCCCGCCTTCGGTGGCGTCTCGCCTGTCACGCTCGGCAAGGAAGCCATCGGCCTAGCCTTGATCCTTGAGCGCCACGGCTCGCAGTTCTTCGGTTCGGGCGCTCGGCCTTCTGGCATCGTCTGGAACGAAAAGCCGGTGATTGCCGACAATGACCACGGCGCAACGGTTACTGGCAGAATTTTGAAATCGTTCCGGCGCTGGAAGGAAAGCGCCAACGGTGATCCCCTGATTTTGGATGGCGGCTGGAAGTTTGACCAGCCGGCCATGACCAGCACCGACGCACAGTTTCTTGAAAACCGGCTGGAACAGGTGCGCGAGATCGCTCGCGTCTTCGGCGTTCCGCCACACATGCTGTTCGAACTGTCGCGCGCCACATGGTCGAACGCCGAACAGATGGGCGCGACGTTCCTGCAATTGTGCCTTCGCCCTTGGCTCGACCGCTGGCAGGACGCTTATACAACCTGCCTGCTTACCGAAGACGAACAGGAAACGCTCTATCCCGAATTCGTCATTGACGACCTTCAGCGCGCCGATGCAGCGGGCAGGGCGGAAATCTTCGGCAAGCTTGTCGCCATGCGCGCCATGACACCGAACGAGGTTCGCGCCGCTATGAACCTGCCGGCGATGCCGGGCGGTGACGAACTATCAAATCCATACATCACCACGACCACGACCGGGCCGGCGACGGCACCGAAGAAAGATACGCCATGAACGAAAGAATCTTGCGCGCCGTCGCTGGCGAACTCGCCGGTTATGAAAACGCCTACCAGCACGGCCATGTTTCCGAACAGGCAAGCGCCGGCTTGAAGCTGCTTCGGGCCGTGTCAAAGAATGTCCTGGCACCCGCTTTCCATACCTCTAACAACGCCCCGCAGCGTGAAATCGCCCGCCGTATCCTCGCCGCTATCGAGGGGAGCGCGGGCAAATGAGCCTTACCGGTCACACCGCTTTCTTCGGCGACGGCGAGAAGATTTTCGACCTTACGCCCGAAATCATTATCGAACTCGACCGCAAGACCGGCATCGGCTTTGGCGCGTTCTATCAGCGGTTCATGGCCGGGCAATTCCATTTCATCGACATCATAGAGGTTTTGCGGCTCGGCTTGATCGGTGGCGGCATGGCACCGGCCGAAGCACTGGCGCTTGTCGATGCCTACGCCAAGCCCCGGCCGATCCTCGAAACCTTCCCGCTTGCCCTCGACATTTTGGAAGCGAAGTGGAGCGGGCGCGTCGAACCAGACACCACGAATGAGGACTCGCCCGCATGAGCGACCGGCTCGAAATCAAAGCAGCCTTTGACGTCGATGATACCGGCGAGATTTCCGGCATCGCATGGCCCTTCGGTTCCCCTGATCGTGTCGGTGACGTGATCGAAAAAGGTGCGATCACCGCACCGGCAACGCTGCCGATCCTGTTCGCGCACGATCAATCTCAAGTTGTCGGCGTGTGGGACCAGATCGCGGAAACGACCGAAGGTTTGACCGTCAAAGGCCGGCTTCTGGTTGATGATTTAGAGCGCGCCCGCGAAGTGCGCGCCATGATCCGCAGTAAGGCCGCGACCGGCCTTTCAATCGGCTTTGTCACCAAGAGCGCCACGCCACGCCGGAACGGCCGAACCATTACGGCGCTCGACCTTCACGAAATTTCAGTTGTCGCGGTTCCGTGCCATCCGGCCGCGCAAATCACTTCGATTAAGGCCGCCGATGGCACGGCAACCCACATGAAAGGTAATTCCATGGAAGACGAACTTAAAAACAAGCCGGAGGTTAAGGCCGATCCGGTGATTGAGAAAAAGGAATTCGACGCCCTCAAGGCTCGGATGGACAAGATCGAGGCGAAGGCCAATTCGCCGATTGCCGCCAACAATAACCATCCGAACGGCGACAACGACAACGGCGAGCGCAAAGCGTTCATCGAATTTGCCCGCAAGGGTATCGAGCGCATGGACCAGAAGGCAGCGGCAACCCTGACTGTCGCGACGGATGCGAGCGCCGGCTATCTCGCACCTGAAGTCTTTGGCGCTGAAATCCTCAAGAAGATCGTCGAATTCTCGCCCGTGCGCTCTTACGCCCGCGTCATGTCGATCGGCTCGGCGGAAATCAAGCTTCCCCGCAAGCTCACCGGCACGGCCGCGACATGGGTAGGTGAAACCGACGACCGCACCCAGTCCGATATGACGTTTGAACAGGCGACGTTTACGCCCTTCGAACTGGCGACCTTTGTGGACGTGTCGAATCAGCTTCTGGAAGATAACGCCTACAATCTGGAAGGCGAGCTTGCCGCCGATCTTGGCGAAGCATTCGGCAAGACCGAAGCGACCGCTTTCGTTTCCGGCGACGGCACCGGCAAGCCAAAGGGTCTTTTGACCGCAACCGGCATCACCGAAGTTAAGACCGGCAACGCTGCCACGCTCGGCACCGATCCGGCCGCGACCATTATCGGCATGTTCCATTCTGTCCCGTCCATCGTGGCACAGAATGGCGTTTGGCTGATGAACCGCAAGACGCTCGGCACCCTTCGCACCCTGAAGGATGGCACCGGCCGGTTTATCATGCTCGACCCGATCACGGCCGGCGCACCTGTCACGCTGCTTGGCCGGCCGATTGTCGAAATGGTCGATATGCCAGACGTGGCAGCGAATGCCTATCCGATCCTGTTCGGCGACCTGTCGGGCTACCGGATTATTGATCGTGTCGGCCTGTCGGTGCTTCGCGACCCGTATTCACAGGCTACGAAGGGCACCGTGCGCTTCCATGCCCGTAAGCGTGTTGGTGGCGACGTTTCGAACCCCGACCGCTTCCTGAAGCTCAAGGTTGCGGCCTAATCGTCATGACCTTGCGGCTCGCACATGACCAGATCATCATTGCGCACGGTAGTCTCACCGTGCGCATGATCCCGACTTTGCGAGCCGCATACCGTCTTCAGCGCAAGCATGGTCTTACCCGGCTCATGCAGGGGTTAGACGAAGGTCGGCTTGAGATTATCCGTAATATTGCCGACGAATGCGGTGATCCGATCACCGCCGACAAGATCATTGACCGGAAGTTTGCAGGCGGCTTCGGCCGTGCGCTGGCATCCATCCAGCAGCCTTTCGCCGATTTTCTCGCTGCCTGTTATGGCGTCGATGATGATCCGAACACCCCGCATCATTCAGAAACCCGCGAACAAGCTGGCCTTGGTTTCGACCTTACCAAAGCCCTCGAAGACTTTTTCGAGATCGGCACCGGCTGGTTAGGCTGGACCCCGGCCGATACGTGGGCCGCAACACCGGCCGAAATTCTCGCCGCCCAGCGTGGCCTTATGGCGCGGCTTAAAGCCATTCACGGCAACGCCGAAGATAACACCGACCATACAGCCCGCCCTTACGATCCGCGCGAGGAAGTTTCACCCGAAGAGGTGCGCGCCGGCCTTGCCAAGCTGAAGGCCGAAGCGGGTAGGGGCAAGCAATGAAACCGCCCCGCCTTTGTGCTTGCGGCTTCACTGTTCCGCACGGCCTGCTTTGTGCCTGCCAGAAAAAGGCAGAACGCGAGCGTAAGGCCCGCCACGACAAGAACCGCCCTTCAGCCCGCGAACGTGGTTATGACCATCATTGGGAACGTGAGCGCGCCCTGTTCCTGGCCCTTTATCCATACTGCCGGAAGTGCGGAAATCCCGCTGATACCGTCGATCATATCTTCCCGCACCGTGGCGACCGCGCCTTGTTCTGGAACCGCTCGAATTGGCAACCCCTTTGCACACCCTGTCATTCCCGCGTCAAGCAACGCCAAGAGCGCGCCATGCTCAAGAGGCAGCGCCCATGACGCCCGCCGAACGCGCCCGCCTTATCGACAAGCAGGAATTCGAGGCCGAATGCAAAGCCGTTCGCAGCCGTGCACTTCAGTATACACAACAGCGCCAGCAACAGGAACGCGAGCGCGTCCAAGCGATAGAGCTAACGGCAGATAATATCATTCATCACAACATGCCGGCCGAACAGAAAGAAAAACGGCGAAACGCGGGGCGCAAAGCCAAACAGCACACCGTCAACGGTGTTAGCCGAACCCTTCAAGGCTGGGCCGATCATCTCGGCATCACCTATCAGACGCTTCACACTCGGCTGAAGACCCGCACACTCGCCGAAGTCGTTGCTATGCCTGCCGGCCGCTGCATGAACCGACACACCGTCAATGGTGAAACGAGAACGATTCATGAATGGGCCGATTATCTCGGCATCACCTATCACGCACTTATTAAACGGATGCAGACCCGCACCCTTGCTGAAGCTATCGCCATGAATGATGGCCATAAAATGCGCCCCGGCAACTCTGGTAGGCAACCCCAGTTACATATGGTGAACGGGGAAGCCAAGACCCTTGAGGAATGGGCCGATCATATCGGTATTTCCTACAACGGCCTTGTTACGCGCCTGAAGACCCGGACCCTCGCTGAAGCCGTCGCCATGCCGCCTGATCCTCGCTGCCAGCGCACACGGGGGGTGTCTTCCAATTTAGAGGGGTTCGAGGGGACCGGCGCGGGGAGCACTTTACAAGAGATTCCCGATATAACTTTGCAGGATAAGCCCGCATGAACATCACCACCCTTCCGCTCGCCAAAGCTCATATGAACATCGACGGCACCGCCGACGATGAGCTTATTGAGCTTTATCTTGATGCCGCTGAATCTTGGCTTGGCGCTTACATCGGTAAAGACCTCGCCACCATCGAACCGTTTCCGGCTGACCTCAAGCTTGCTGTCCTGAAGCTGGCAGCGTTCCACTATGAGGCCCGCGAGGCGGTGGCCTTCGGTGTGGCGATGAACGTCGCACCCTACAGCGTGATTTCCATCGCTGATTCATACCGTGAACGCTGGTTCGGCGAGGACGAGGTTCCGGCCGATGGCTGATAACGGGCTTGCAAACACGCTGGCAGCAATCGAGCGGGCGCGGAAAGCACCGCGCGAGATCATCATGCCGGCGCTGATTAAATCCGCTGAAGAACTGGCAGCGGCACAGAAGGCGCTTGCCGAAACTTCCCGCGATACCGGCGCATTGATCGATAGCATCACCGTGACGTTGCCCGGCCAATCGACACCGCCTTATTCAATGGAAGGCGGTTTGCGCATGGCTAACCCTACGGAGGCCATCGTCACGGCCGGCAACAGCGATGTGCGTTATGCGCACCTTGTCGAATACGGAACCAAAGAAGCCGAAGCGCAGCCGTATTTCTGGCCCGCATATCGCCTGCTTAAAAACCGCATCAAGAACCGCATCAAGCGGGCTGCAAAGAAGGCCGTGAAAGAGGGGTTCAACGGCCGATGATTGAACCGACAATCGCCCTTCAAACAGCCATCCGCACGGCGCTGGTTTCCTCGCCGGCCGTTACCGCCCTTGTGCCTGCCGATCATATCCGGGCAGGATCATCGCGCCCGGATAAGCTGCCGGCGATTATGATGGCCGGCGCGCAGACGCAATTTCTCGGCAACGCTGCTGGCTCGCAATACACCGCCCGTGTGTTTCTCGACCTGCATATTTGGGCGATTGAAGACGGCGCGGATACCGCCAAGGCCATCGGCTTCGCGGTTTCCAATGTGCTGAAGGAAGCGCCCGACGCTGCCGGCTTCAGCTTCGATGAATTCAGCTTGCCGGCCGTGCGGTGGATGCGCGACCCCGACCCCGATCTTGCATACACGCACGGCGTTCTCACCGTCGAATGCGTCATGCGGTGGAGCTTGTAATGCGCGCGGGCAAGCTTGATCGCACCATATCGATAGAACGGCTCACCGAAACGGTGACGCCATCCGGCAGCGTAGTCACCGCCTGGACGAATCTAGCCACGGTGCGGGCAGAGATCGTGACGCAATCGGCATCCGAATTCTTGACCGGCTTCGGCGAGGCGGAAGCGGGCACCATCGTTTTCAGGATTCGATACCTCGCCGGCATCACGACCGCCGACCGCGTGAGCTACACCGGGCAGGCGTATGACCTGAAGGAAGTCACGGAAATTGGCCGGCGACGTGGCCTTGAGCTTCGCGCGGTGGCAACGACATGAAGCCCGTTGCGATCTTCCTTTATGAGCTTTCCGGGCAGTCTGCCGAACCGTTCGCGGTGGCCGGATGGGATTGCTATTGCATCGACATTGCGCACCCGGCCGACCGGAGCGACGGCAATGTGCATTTCATCCGTGCCGATGCCCGACACTGGAAACCGACAAAGGACATGGTGCAGCGCTGCCGGTTTTTCGCGGCATTCCCGCCTTGCGATCACTTGGCCGTTTCCGGTTCCCGCTGGTTTGTCGGCAAGGGTTTGCACAAGCTTTCTGAATCCGTGGAATTGTTCGCCATCGCGGCCGAATGGGCGGAATTCTTCGAAGTCCCGCATCTGATCGAGAATCCAGTTTCGACCATCTCGACCTATTGGCGGAAGCCGGATCACACGTTCAATCCGTCCGACTATTCGCAGCTTGCACCGTCCGAACACTACACGAAGAAAACATGCCTCTGGACGGGCGGCGGTTTCATCATGCCCGCCGTTGCACCATTACCAGGCGCGCCCCAGGTAAACGTGATCCGCGATATGGCCGGCAAGGGCAAGAATCGAGCGAACGCCCGGAGCGTGACGCCTGTCGGATTCATGCGTGCGGCTTTCAATGCGAATTTCGCCCAGGCTCAAAGGGCGGCAGCATGACGCGTGGTGTTAAGCCCTCGACCATCGTTGCCGGTTCCTCGCCCGTCCAGAAGGTTCCGGCAGCACCGGCCTACCTATCGAAAGAGGCGAAAGCCGAATGGCGGAAGGTCGCGCCGATCCTTGTAAAAGAGCGCAAGGTGCTGACTGAAGCTGATCTTCCGACGCTGGCGACCTATTGCGCCCATGTCGGCATGGTCCAGCAAGCGGAGCGGGCAATCAACCGCCTTGGCCTGATCATGGAAGATGGCAAGCGCAACCCGGCCTATGGCGTGTTGAAAGAATCCTCACTGTTGCTGGTGCGGTGCGCGTCGGTGCTTGGCCTGACACCTTCAGACCGTTCCCGCGCTTCCGTCATGGAAGCTGCCGACAATGACGACGACAACCCGCTTTCGGTGGTGTGATGGCAAGCACCTATCCGGCGTGGGTATTCGACAACAGCCCGATTGACGACCCGCTCGGCTTCGGTGAACGGGCGGTTCAATTCCTTCGCCGCCTGAAGCACCCTGCCAGCACCGCGCCGAAATCCGCTTTCCAGCTTTATGACTGGCAAGAGCGCATTGTGCGCCGGATATACGGCCCGCGCCACAATGACGGCCGGCGCGTGGTGGAAACTGTTTTCTGGATGATCCCGCGCGGGAACCGCAAGACCAGTTTGGCGGCGGCTCTTGCGCTCTTGCACACCATCGGCCCGGAGAAGGTTCCGGCCGGGCAGGTGATCTTTGCAGCTTCCGACCGCGAACAGGCCGGCCTTGGCTTCAAGGAAGCCGCGAACATCGTGCGGATGGACAAGCGCCTTGTCGCTGCCACGCGCATTTACGATGCTCACAACAGTGCAAAGAAGATTGTTTTCAAGGCGCAAGGCGTCGAACTTCAGGCCATTTCCAGCGATGGCGCTGCACAGCACGGCAAAACCCCGGCTTTCGTTCTGGTTGATGAGATTCATGTTTGGAAGGGCCGCGACCTTTGGGAAGCGCTGAAGTCCGGCATGGTGAAGACCAGTGGCACCCTTATGGTGATCGCCACCACGGCCGGACGCGGTTCCGAAAACATCGGGTTCGAACAGTATGACTATGCCCGGCGCGTGGCGTCCGGCGAGATCGTGAACCCGGCCTATCTGCCGATCATCTTTGAAGCGGCCAACGACAACGATTGGCAGGACGAAGCCCTTTGGCATCGCGTCAATCCCGGCCTGAAGGACGGCTTCCCGAACCTCGACGCGCTGCGCACGGCGGCGAAAGAAGCGGAACACCGCCCGGCCGACCGCGCCGCCTTCAAGCAGTTCAACCTCAATATCTGGCAGGCGCATTCCCGCGACCCGCTTTTCGACATGGCGACCTATGACGCCGGCAAGATCCCGCTTGACCTTGCCGACATGGAAGAACTGCCGTGCTTTATCGGCGTTGATATGTCGGTGAATGGCGATCTAACCGCCGTTGTCGCTGCATGGCGGCGACCAGATGACACCATCGCCATATACCCTTGGTTCTTTGTTCCCGGCGATGACCTGAAGGGCCGGGCCGAACGCGACGGCGTGCCTTATGAGGAATGGGCCGCCGATGGCCTTATCACCGTCATTGACGGCCCGGTGATCGAACCGATCGAGGTTGAAAGCCATATTCGCGAGCTTTGCGCCCGCTTTGACGTGCGCGAGATCGCCTTTGATCCGCACCTTGCCCGCATGACCATGCAACGCCTTTTCGATGATGGATTGCCGGCCATCGAATTCAGGCAAGGCCCGCTTACCATGGGACCGGCCATTGGTGTGCTTGAGCGCGTCGTGAACGGCAAGGCCTTACGCCACAACGGGCACCCCGTCCTTCGGCATCACTTTGATTCTGTTGTGGCATCGCGCAACGACACCGGCCTTGTGCGCATGCACAAGGGCAAAAAGACCGACCGTATTGACGGCGCTGTCGCTGCCGTCATGGCGGTGTCGCGCGCCGCCGCCAACGACAACCGCAAATCCATCTTCGAAAGCGACGAATACGACGAGCTTTTCGCCGAAGCCGTAGCATAGGAATCTCACGAATGGATGACACCCAGCGCCTTGTTGTCTCGCTTGAGGCCCGGCTTGATAAATACGAAAAGGACATGGCCCGCGCCGGCCGTGCCACCAATGACAATTATAAGCGCATAGAACGGCGCACCAAGCAGTTCGCCGACAACACCGAGAAGGTGACGGGCAGGGCCGCGCAATCGCTCGCCAAGAACTTCGAATCCATGTTCAGCCCGTTCTTGCGCGGTGGCGTTATGTTCGCTGGCGTGGCAGGCGCTGCAATGGCCGTGAAAGAGATTGCCAGTTCCATCGCTGAAGTGGACAGGGAAGCCCGCAAAGCCGGCGTGAACGCGAAGACATGGCAGCAATGGCAGTATGTCGCGACCGCGACGGGCGCGAGCGTCGATGGCATCACCGACGCTTTAAAGGAATTGAATATTCGTGGCGATGAGTTTGCCAAGACCGGCAAGGGCAGCGGTGCGGAATGGTTCGGCCGGCTCGGCTACAGCGCGGAGGAAGTGGGCCGGAAGCTTCAGGACCCGAACCGCTTGCTTGATGAGCTTATCGGCAAGATTCAGCACCTTGACCAAGCATCACAGACGCGCGCCATTGATGAGCTTTTCGGCGGCACGGGCGCGGAACAGCTTGCAAAAGTCCTTGGCCTGTCGGTCGAACAGATTCAGAAATTGCGCAGCGAGGCCGCGACGTTCACCGATGAGCAGATTGCAGCCGCCAAAAAGATTGATGCCGATTGGGATAAGCTTTGGCGCAATGTCACGGTTTACGCCAAGCAGGCCGCTATAGAGAGCGTCAGCTACGCGCAGCAGATCGCCGAAGCCATTCGGCGGATGAATCCGAATTACGGAAAAGCCGATCCTTACGCCGGCATGCAGAAGCCGGAAAGCCTTGATCTTGTCATGGCCCGCGACCGTCTCGCCGACCTCAATAAGAGCCGGGCGGGCATCTTGAAAGAGATTTCCGACCTCGAAAACGGGCCGGCATTCGCCACGAAAGATTTGGAAATCCGCGAACTGAAGGGTTCGCTTGCTGCCCTTGAGGAACAGATTTCATCGACCGGCGAGGAAATCATCAGCCTTGGTGGTGGCAGCGACCAGCTAAAGCAGGGCTTGAAAGAGCTTTCAGCCATCACACAACGGGCCGGTGGTAGCTTCGATAGCACCGCCACAATGGCCGGCAACTTCAAAACCGCCCTTGAGGAATTGAAAAAGCTGGCACCCGATTTGAAAGGCGAGCTTGACCAGCTTTCGAAGTTGGACGCCATTGACGCTGCTTTCCGCAAGGTGGCGGGTAGTGCGCAGACAATGGGCGAGGTGCTTCGCGCCGCCGACATTGCGAACCGTGCCAAATCCATTGCCCGGTTCGGTGCGCACGACAATATTCTTGATTTGATCGGCGCTGCCGAAGGCACCGACAAGGGCAGGGGATACAACGAAACGCTCGGCTATGGCGCGTTCACTGGCGGCGCGGTGAACCTCACCAGTATGAGCTTGAACGAAGTCCTGGCCCTTCAGAAGCGCATGCTCGCCGATCCGAAGAACACCTACAATTCTTCGGCTGTCGGGCGCTACCAGATCGTAGCCCGCACCCTCAAAGACGCCATGAAGGATTTGAACCTTACCGGCGACCGCCTGTTTGATGAGAAGACGCAAGACGAAATCGCCCGCTATCTGTTGCGCCGCCGTGGCAATGATCCGGCCGGCCTTCGCAATGAATGGGAAGGGCTTCGCAATGTCGATGATGGCACGATCCGCGACGCTTACAACGGCACCCCGATTGCAGCGCAAAAGCTGGCGCCGACCGACGCGCAACAAAAGCAGACGGCTTTGCTCAATCAACAGACGGAAGCCCGCAAACGGCTGAATCAGGCGATAGACGATGGCTTGAACCGTGCCCAGTTCGAGCAGCGCATTTCTGGTATGTCGGCGCAGCAACAGCGGATTGAGCTTGAGCTTTACGACCGCGTTGCGCAGGCGAAGCGCGACGGCGTTCAGCTTTCCGATGCTGATATTCAGCGCATGCGCCAAAAGATCACGCTCACCGACCAGCTTGACGCGCAGACCAAACAGGCCGCGACCTCGCAACAGCAGCTTGAACAGGCCGGGCAGTTCTTCGGGCAGCAATTTACAGGTGCGCTTTCCGGCCTTCTGACTGGCACCACGTCGCTTAACGACGCCGTGCGAAGCTTAATCAATTCGCTGATCGACGCGACCTTGCAAGCCGCTTTGCTCGGCAAAGGCCCATTGGCCGGCCTGTTCGGTGGCGGTAGTGGGTTGTTCGGCGCGATCTTCGGTTTCAGCGAAGGCGGCTACACCGGGCAGGGCGGGAAGTATCAGCCGGCCGGCGTTGTGCATCGTGGCGAATTCGTCATGAGCAAGGAAGCGACTAGCCGGCTCGGCGTTCGCAACCTCGACCAGCTACACGAAGCGGCCAAGCGCGGATATGCTGCCGGCGGCTATGTCAGCGGTGGCAGCGCCCCGCACCATGCCATGCGCGAAATTCACGGCAGCAACGATAACGCCCGCGCTTCTGTCATCAGCATTAGCGCACCGATCACGGTGGAAGGCAGCGCCGGCACACCCGCCCAAAATCAGGATTTGGCGAAGCGCATGCAAAAGCAGCTAGATCAGACAATGCGCGGTGTCATCAATGATGAGATTAGAAAGCAAATGCGGCCCGGTGGCGCTATAAGGAAAAGCTTATAGCCAGAAAAGGCCATAGAAGACCGTGGAGAGTCATTTGCCCTTGGCCGGTGTTCTCTATCAGAAAAGCTTAGAACGCTCGCTGGTGGCCGTTTACTGCCGATATTGGCAAGGCTAGTAAACAATAGAGCGAATTTGTTCTAATTATCTCTTGAAATCCCCGCTCACAATGCCGATAATATTGGCGACACAAGGGGCTGGCCACCCGACCGTTAATCGGGTGGCCTTAAATACTGGCCCAGAAATATACGGCGATACCCGGAATCTAGACGGGCGCTATGAGATAGCCAGATCGTAGGGAAGATCGGAATGGATCGCTCCCCGGCGGAGAACGTCGGACGCCCCATTTTGGTTATCGCCCATGTGTCACCCGATGCATAAATGGATGCCATAAAAAGACGGCGCTATGTGAAAAGCTCACAGGATGAGCAACCACAACGCCGGCCATGTGGCGATTGGAGTTAAGTCGCGCATGGTGCGGAAGGGCTTCGCGCCCTTCTAACCGCATTAGCCGAAAGGCTAGGAATCGGAGTTATGGCTAGGGCAATGGATGCCTCCTAGCCGGTCTAACAAACCTATTCTCTTCAACACTTCGACGCAGGACGTCGAATTTTCCCCCTTGTTCTAAAGGTCTTTCTTTTGATCGTTAGAACAAGGGGGAAAGTCATCTCCGCAGGGGATTATGTATTAAAAAGATAATTATGATTATTAGAAAAGATTCTTCCGGCTAGAAGATAGAAAAAGCCGGGCGCGTAAGCGCCCGCACGAGCGAAGCGAGTGGGAGGGCCGAAGGCCCGAGTAATTGGTGACGAAAATAATTACAAGAAATTCCTGCAAGCGATGAATTTATTGCTATAATAGTATGAGGAAGGTAATTCCTCCCTTCCTTTCATCTCTTATGATGTGTTGTGTAAGCCGCCCATAAATGGGCGGCTTTTTTCTTATAGAGAACGAAATAACGATTTCGCTAAAACAAGAATACATCTCAATCATTACTGATTGAGACTTGAAATTAATTTGAAAACATACTTGAAACGACGAATCGTTTGATTCATGTTTGGCGGGTAACACAACCTATGAGGCCAAACATGAGCACGATCTATCTCACTGACACTTGCTACGACACGACCGTTTCCCGGCTGACGGCCATTCTCAATACCGGCAAGCCGACCGACCATCACCCGGAGCGCCCGGTTAGCCCGACCCTGCAATTCAATCTGGCTTCGGCCCTTTGGTGCGCGAAGATCGAAGGCGGGCGCGTCCTTGATCCTGCCTTCACCAAGCGCCGGCAGGGAATGAGCCTGATAGTGGGGCTGGCGGAAATGGACCGTGATCCCCACACCGGCCTTTACGAGCGCGATCAAATCCAGTGGACCTTGTGGGATGCTGGCGTGTTCCCGGCGAGGGCAATGGTGGAGGCAGCTTGATTGGCTATTGACATTTAACAGTTAAATGTTATATCTATGGCTCAATATGGAATTGAGACATGGCAAAGACACCCGCAGAATATCAGCGTGCATATCGGGAACGGAAAGCGGAAGCGGCAAAGCTGGCCGGTGATCCGACCGATAAGATCGCCCGGCAAAAGTTCAGCGAATATATCGCGGACAATTTGGACTCGTTTCAGAGCGAGGTTCATTATTTGCTCGAATGGGCGGGCATCAAGCCGGACGCTCTGCCGACATTCGAAACCGATAATGATCCTGAATACGACGCCGAATCGGATGGCCCCTATCGCGGCTCAATCGGCCGCGCGGAGCGCATGGCGGCGTTGCTCATAGATGCGGGTTCAAACCTTGCCAATTTTGTCAACCGCTACAAACGAAAGGAGATCACCGACCGGATACGCGAAATCGAGAACACCGACTTTCACGATCATTTCGTGAAATCGGAGGCGTTCAAGGAACATGCGCGCCTTCAAAAGATGCTGGACCAGTTAGATAAACAGGTTCGGCGACCCTTCCCGCAATGGAAGGTGACGGGCGAATAGCCCGAAATGACAATGCCCACCGGACGGCTGCAACCGCCCGGCAGGCTTTTGAAATAACCCCGTCAATGCTCAATCAAAGGAGATATCTCAATGAGCAATAATAGCACTGTGCCGGCCGCGCTGGCAAATTCGTCCAATTCATATTCATACACGTTTCGCGGTATACTCGCCCGCGATGCCGATCTTACCGGCCTTGCCCCTGATCTTCACGAGTATGTCGCGGATGGCAGAATGGGCATGGTGTTCGATCATCCTCTTTATCGTGACATTGCTTTCGAAGCTACATTAGCGCGGCCAGAATTGACGTTCCCAGATGGCACTATTTGGCCGGCAGGGCCTGCTCACATACACGCTACCATTCGAGAGAAAACCGCATTTGCCGAGCAGGCATGGAATAATCGCCGATGGGGGGAATACGTTTTTACCCATCACCGACCCTATCGAGTGAACGCTTTATTGCGTATCATTCGGGCCGCTGGAATCTCGAAACTATGGTCACTTGTTGGTGACGTGTGGCGTGATTCTGAAGGCCCTTTGGACTCATTTGATGAATGGGCCGAAATTTGGTCACACGCTTACGCACCAAATGGGGGATTTCGGAAAGGGCTTCGAGGCATAATGAGCGCGGCGGACCGGCGCGCCTATGATGCCTTGCCGGAAGTCCTGACTATTTATCGCGGCTGCGAATCTGAAGACCATATAGGCGGTTATTCGTGGTCCCTTGATCGCGACCGCGCGGAATGGTTCGCTCGGCGATTTGGTGTTGATGGGGTGATAGGTAAACTCGAAATCCAGAAGTTAGATGCCTTGGCCTGTTTCGGCGAGCGCAACGAGGCCGAAATCGTCGTGGATGCGGTGTATCTAGACGACGATGCAATCGAAATAGAATCGGTGATGCCGAAAACGCGAGAGGCCGCATA